CACAATCACCTCAGCTGTTGCCGTTGGTGCGCTAATCGGAAACCACGCCGTTGATACCGGGACCGCAGCAATGGTCTCGTCGTACCACGACAGCACATCATCAAAGGTGCCAGTCGTGATGTAGCCCTCGATCTGCCGCACCTTGTGCGCTGCTAGCGCCCCGGTGACGTAACTCACACCCGTAGCCGTCAGAGCAACATTCGGCCCGTCTTGTCTTGTGTTCATCGGCTTTGTCAATGTCACCACCGGGGACGTACCGCTTCCGCGTGTCAGGGTGACGGTGCCAAAGCTCGGCACCAGTGCCTCATTGCCTTGCCGGCTCTTCTCCTGCTCACGCAGCAGTACCGCCAGCGCCTGGTTGGCATCCACCAGCGTTGCCGTTGCGCTGATATAAGCCCCGGCCTGCTCCCCTGATGGAGCATCTGCAAACCAACAGGCCAAGCCACTGACGCTCAACCCATTGGTGCTGCTGATCGTCAAGCTCACTGTCGTACCAACAGCGGCACTGCTCAACGTGTCAGCGTCCGTCAGCCGGGTATCACGCCAGGTGTTGTAAACACCGACCAGGCTGGCCCATTCCGCAGCCGTCATCAAGCCTGCCACACGGAACTGACGCGCGGTCAGGCCCGTTCGAGCTTCGCCTTCATAGCCAAACGGTTGTGCGGTCAGGTTGTTGCAGGAGAACCCGCCGATGGTGATTGTCATGAGATAGCTTGCGTGACCTGCTCACTCCACACCGCATTGGTGCCGTTGTCGCGCACCACCACGGTCACGTTGGTGTTCTTCCCAGTCAGTGCCCGCAATGCCAGCGTGTTTTCCTGCTGTGCCTTGACCAGCTCTTGCTCTGAGCGGCTCAGGCTTTCAGCAAAGCCTGCCACTTGAAACAGGCGATCAGGCGTGCTCACATCAATGCCTGTGCGGATCACACCGCGATCCACCAAGGGCTGAATTGAAGCACGTGCACGGTTGAGCTGCTCTTGCTGCAGGCCAGGTGTCAGAAACTCAAAGCCACTGCGCAGGCTTGACTGCAAATTCAGCTGTGCACCACGTAATGCTTCGGCAGCATCCTTGGCATTTCGTGCAAGGGATGCCCCTGCATCGGCATAGGCTTGCCGCACCTCAGCGTTGAGGAGCTTCTGCTTGGACTGCAGCTCTTCAAGCTTGACATTGCTGCGGGTGCCGTCTTTGCCATCACCGGCGCCAACGGGTTTTGCCAGCTCGCGGTTGAGTTCCAGCTGCAGCGCTTTAGCTTGACGGACCTTCTCTTCAATGGCTAGGCGGTTTTGCAATTGGAGGAGGCCAGTGCCTTCTGCGGTTGCCAGCTGCTTAGCTGCGCTAATACGAGCGTTGATGCCTTCGAGTTCGAGGTTGCTTTTGCCCCGCCGCAGGTTGGAATCAAGGATCTTCTGCTCCTCGATGCCGCGCAAGCGCGTCTGCTCTAGGAGTTGAGCAGCAGCAGCAGCTTGAGCGTTGAGATCGCCTGTGGTGTCTCGGTTTTTGGCTCTGAAGTCAGACGCAAGTTGCGGCAGCCGTTCAAGAATCTTTGCGAATTGTTCGCCTTTAAGATTTAGCTCACCAAAGAAATCAGGCTTTGCACCTGTCTCTTTGATTGCATCACTGAGCAAATTCTTAAACTGGGTAGGGTTAACGTTCAATGTCTTGCCAAGTCGGTCTAGCTCGCCGGCCAACTGATCTGTCTCTGAAGCGCGAAGTCCAAATGCCTTACGCAGGTCTGCGCTAATTGACTGCACTTTTAGTTCTTCCAGCGCGGCAGTCAGCTGTTTAACAACAACAGTGACGCCGGGCAGGAGGTTTTGGCCAAACGATGTCTGCAACTGATCCCAAGCGTTTGCAAGTTTCTGAAAGTTTTGAGCTGCTGTCGGAAGGCCTGTCGCACCAGCCGTCAGTTCGTTTAACCCCTTGGTCAACGCAGGGAAGAACTCAGCGCTGGTCAGCTTGCCTGATTCAACCAGCTTGATCAGCTGTTGCTGTGTCACGCCAAGGCCGCGTGCCGTCGCTGAAAATGCAATCGGCAACCGCTCACCAAGCTGCCCACGCAATTCTTCCATCTGCACTGTGCCCTTCGATGCCACTTGCTGCAGTGCCAACAGACTGCCGTTGATCTCGTCGTTGCTCAAGCCAAGTGACTGCGCGGCCTTAGACACAGCGCCAAACAAAGCTTTCTGCTGCTTCAACGGCACATTGGCAGCAGTTGCAGCAGCCGTGAAGCTGCCAAACGTCCCAGCCAACGTCTTAAAGCTCAACCCAAGGTCATCTGACAGACCCCGCGTAAACGAAAGTGCAGCACCTGCACCCTGAGGGCCGAGGGTGTTACTGAGCTTGCGTGTGATAGTTTCTAGCTCTACGGCAGCATCAATAGACCCTTTCAGAAAACCTCCTAACGAGACGCCTACGCCTATGCCGGCCAAAGCGCTCCCAACTGTTTGAAAAGCAGAGTTAACGGCCTTTGCTGATTCACTGGCCTGATTCTGAACACGTCCAAGGCCAGCCTTGAACTGCTGATCATCTACTGCAACTGTTAGAACCGCAGCGCCCAGGCTCTCCGCCACGTCTTCCCCTATGCGTCCCATAGCTTGCCAAGCAACCTAGGCCATGGCTTCTGCACTCACTGCTCTCGCTAACGCGACAGCTGTCTTCACTGTTCCAACTGTTGGCACCACCACTGATGCCACCACTGGCAACGTCGTGCCAAACACTGAAACGTTAACGGTCAGCCTTTATCTCAGACAGGGCTCAACAAATGGCAGCAACCTCCCAGGTGTTGATGCTGACGTTGAGGTGTTTGATGGCTACGCCATAAGCCCACAAGCTCTTGATGCGCGCATTAAAGCTGGCATCTCTGGCACGCTCAACTTTGCATCGCAGGGTGCGTTGCCATGTGAAATCCTCAACGCACGATTCCCGTACGGTGCCACGGGTACCATTGGCAGCACACTTCAAGCTGTTCTTGGCGACAAGATTCGCATCGCTCGTTACGTGCAAAACTGATGGCACTTCAGGTCAAGGCCACTTACAAGCTCACTGGCTGGAATGCGCCGCAGCTCAAGCTTCGTATTCCTCAGATCCTGACCGCATACGGAACCGCTCTAGATCAGCAGCTTAAAACAGAGATCCAGACTTCACAGTTCAGCTGGCCTAGAACCACAAAGCGCCGCAACAATCAAACCGTTTCTAGCCCGCGTGACATTGTGGACCTTGGCGGTCTCTTGCGCTCTCAAAAGCGCGACAGGCCAACCGCCACGCAATTGCGCTTCATTTGGGATGTGCGCAGTAAGGATGGCTTCCCCTATGCCCCGTTGATCCTGACCGGGTACACCACCAGCCGTGGCACCGTTGTCCCACCGCGCAATTGGATCAAGCCTGCACTTGACGCCGTACCCCTTGAGCAGTTCTTTGCCAAGGAATGGCGCAAACTCAGCAACCTCGGTCTGTAGACAGAAAAAAGCGGCGGGCTCACCCCACCGCTTACCCATAACCCACCAGCTAGTTAGCCTCAGGCATTTGTCTCGGCCACCCAGCTATAGGCTCCGTAGCCAGTCAGCGTAAAAGTTACCGTTGCCACTGAGCCTGCAGCCACCGACTCCTGAAAGTCAGTCACAAACGCCACACCCGAGTGATACTCTGGGTTGCCTGTGGCACTCATCTCAGGCGACTCTCGGAACCATTCCACCGTCTTGGTGGTGGCATTCATCGCAGCATCCTTCAGCACTGCATACCCAGCATCATTAAGATCCAGGTTCATCGTGCAGGGAATCGTGTAGCTCTGCGCGGTCACCAGCGCTTTCTTAAAGCCCTGCGTGCTGGTGTAATCAATCACATCGGTCGTATCACTGCTTCCCTGAATCGGTGCATCGCTCAGGTTGCCAACCAGGGTCAGCCCAGTCGATGAGGTTGGATTCGTGCTAGCCGTTGTGCCGGCCTTCACATACAGCTTGTAGCCAAGGGCGGCGAAATAGCCCATCAGATCATTTGGGTCAGTGACCTAACTTGCCGCCATCCGCTCCTCTTCGGCCTCCAGCACCTCCCACGGTGTTGGCTTAGGGCAAACATGCAGATCAAAGCCCTTCACGTCATGGGCCATGCCAGACGTTGCCAGAAGCGCATCCTTGAGGTCATCACGGCTGATCGCTAGCTCTTGGCACACTGCTGCCGGTTCCCAGCCCATCCCGAGCAGCTTGCGGGCACTATTGCCAAGCAGCCTGACGCGATGCGATGCCTTGATGCTCCAGTTATGACTGCGCAGAAAGTGCAGGCACTCTCCTTGGGCAAAGCTCCAGAAGATGGTGCTGAGCCGACCTTTAGCTGGGTCCCATGCCTTGCAGGCCTTGATGAAGGCAAGGTCACAACAGCTGAAGATGTCTTCACGGGCCATGCAGTGCCCATACTTGCGGTTCAGCTTGCTGCCGAACATCTTGATCAACCCGATGTTTTCGGCATACATGCGCCCAAAACGACGCTGCTCTTCACGCGTGAGCGGTTTGGCAAGATGCGATTCAGCGCGTCGCTTAATTGGCTCTGCTGCTGGGGCAGCGAATAAGCAGAGCTGGCCATCAGCAACGCGCATGATGACACTCTAACTCCGTCTGATTGCTACTGACCCAATTCCGGTTGATGGGCCACTAAGGCACAGACAACCAAGGGTGGTGCCAACATGCGGCAGCACGTTGAGGATGTTCACCTTGGCAGGCTGTGAGCTGCCTGACTGGCTAAGGAACTCAACGTCGAGCACATCCAGCTTGACCTTCTTGAGCAGGTTGTTGGGGATGCCAGGTATCAGCTCAGTGGTTGAGGTGGTATCGCTGATCTTGAGAATGTTGCCGTTGCCCAGCAGGGTATCCGCAATGTCAAAGCACGCCATCTTGACCGGCGGCGGGATCACGGTATTGCTGAAGTCGAAATCACCGCAGGCTGCCTCATCACGCGGCCACATCAGTGCTTGTGTCGTGCTGGCCTTGGTGCCAATAAACCGCAGCTCATCGAGGTAGCGCGTTGCATTGATCAGTGCACGCGCCTTGTTGTCGTCAGTCGCGGTTTGCCACGGGAAGGTGCCGAGACAGTTGTTGCTGATCTCGTTGCCTTCCGCAAGCGTCAGGTAGCTGTTGGCCGATGCCGAACCGACTGTGGCAACAATGGTGACAGGCATAGCGACACACTCCTAGGGCTAGGTTGCCTTCGGTGCCGACCATTCTTTGACAGCCTTGTCAAAGCTGATCTCGCCATCCACTAGCCGCTGGCCAAGCTTCTTGCCAAAGATGGCCTGAGCCGTTTCAGGGTTGTCTTTAACCCATGCCTTGGCTGCGACCTTAAAACTGAGTGCCGACTCTGCACCGTCACCATCTGCCAGTCGCTTCGGGGCTACCTTTTCACCATCTGGACTTGTCATATCCTCGCTGCGCCATTTCCAAGGCAGTAGGTAACATCTACAGTTAAAATGTGGCGACACCTTCTTATAGTCTACTGGAAAACGTTTGCCGTCTAGGCTGACGCAAATCGGGCACACGGCTGAATCCAGCGTTGCAGTCCATACTAGTCCATCAGGGCCTAGCCAAGCCGGATCTGCTTCAAACTCATAGATCGCCTGTTGCGCTGCGCTGCCTACCTCATTGACTGCCGTGCGGATCACTGCCTCGACGTTGTTCTCAGTGGTGCGCACCACAGCGTCCTGATACGTGCTGAGCACCTCGCCGCCGACATCACTCAACCCCAGTCTGATGTAGCGCTCCACGCGATCAGCAACTGCTGATGGCAACGTCTGCGTCAGCTGCGTGCTTAGGGTCTTGCCGCCTACAACAGCGTCGTTGACAATCTTGTTGACTTGGTTCTGCGTGACCTTGACGGCACCCTCAGCGCTGAGTTCACCGCCTGCCATTGTGACCATACGGCGCGCAAACTCCAACTGCTGATCAACAAACGGCGTCAGCGCTTCCTGCAATGCTGCCAGCTGCGGCACACCGAAGGATTCCTGCACACTGCGGGATACAGCCAACACGACAGCCTGGATCGTGCGTTCGCGGTTAGGGCCCACGCTCAGTACACCACTGCTGCCAACAACCCGCTCGACTGCAACGAGCGTGGTGCGAAGATCGGTGATGGCTTGGCGGATGAGGCGGTCCTCTAGCTTCTTTGCGCGGAGCGCATTGCGCAGGAACTCTTCAACCTGCGCAGACAGATCAGCCATGCCCTTGGCCGCGATACTTGCCCTTTGCTTTCAGACTGCTGAGTTTACGGTGACCGTGACCGATTGAAGTTCGCTTTGGTTTTGATTCACGCCGGAGGGTACCGGCCTGGCCAGTTTTGGCCTTAGCCATACGGACAAAGCTGCCGTCTAGGTTGCCAATTAAGAATTAGCGTTTTGGACAGCACTGTTAAAGCGTGCCAGTGCTTCTGAGTACAAAGGGTCTTGAGGCTGTGGGTAGTCGTTTTTTAGTAACTCACGCGCAAACGCGATGACACTGGCATCGTCGCGGAACTGGATGCAGCTGGTAAAAGCATCTGCGTGGTTGTACATGATGCTGATGATTTCTTGGTCGGTCACAAGCTGGGTGGCGTGGCCCGGCTTTTATAGACCGGGCTTTTGCGCAGGCAAGCAGCGTGTGCCAGTGCAGCAGACTGGTTAGAGCGTTGAACTACTGGGCCTCCAGCTCGTCGGCGATGGCGAGGAGTTCATACTCGTTGATGATGGGGTCACCACTTCCATCGCCATAACCCAGTTGATCCGCAGCAGCTCGCAGGGCGGCGGCAATGGCTTGCGTGCGTGTGCCAGCCCAGTGCTCTGCCGACGCTTCCAGTACGGCCTGCGCGGCGGGGGAGAGAGGTTCAGTCATTGATTCCCCCAGCGGGCAAGGACGGCGCGGGCAAACCCCATTGCATCAACACGCTCTCCATGCCCCGTACTGGTTGTGAATTCGTAGTAGAGCAACTTGCCTAGCTCCTCATCACTCGGCCCCTGCGGCTCGGGCTGGGCCAGGGCGGCGCGGGCTCGGTCTAGCAATTCAACAGAGCTTGGCGGAAAGTGGTCCGTGCCATTCATCCATTCCTCGATGTCGCCGACCAGCTCAGCGCACAGCGCTCGAAAGTCAGTCATCGAGTTGCTTCAGGGCGCGGAGAAGAATGTTGTAATGAGGTGAGTCCAGTTCAGTGTCATCCAGTACTGCCAGCGCCTGCTCCTTCAAGCTCGGGGGCTTCGGGCGGCGGGCGGCGCGGAGCTGAGCAAGGCGATGCCTTGGATCTGCAAACCAGGCTTGCGTAATGATCTCTTTTTGAATCGCCTCCAGCTCCTGGTCGGCGCCCCAGCGTGCGGCCTTTTCTGAAACGCATTGCATCCACTCCACGGGATCATTAGGGTTAATCCGCTGCGCTTGCTGAGCCCATAGCCGACGCAATTCCGGCGGTGGGGTGATGGGGTGTTGTTGTGTCATGGGTGATTAGTGGTAATGACTAGTGTGTCTCACTTGTGGGGCTTCAGCCGCCATTCACCGTTCTCGTCCTGCTCGCCCCAGCGGCTGACCAAGGTCAGGTTTTCAGTCCTGCTGGGATCCATGAAGGTTGACGGCGCATTGGG